CTGCTTCTGCTGCTGGGGCTACCTCTGCGGGCGCTACCTCTGCTGCTGGAGCTGGTGCTTCGTCTACTGCTGGGGCTACTTCTTCGGTCATGGGTTTTCTCCATCTAGTTTATTTATTAATTGGGGATCAAGTCGCATGTACTTGAGTATCTGTTGGCCACAATAGCCACGACCCTCCAAGAACGCCGTAGCGTCTGGGTGGCCTGGAAGGAAGTGCGTATCATACACTCGGCATATCTTTTTTAGTATAGCTTGGAGTGCAAGATTTTGGTTATACGAACTAGCAGTGCCCGCTTCGAGCTCCTGTATTGCGTATATTTCTTGCTTTGATAGTTGAGACGCTTTAAAACATTCTTCGCCTAGACTCATGCAGGTGCTCCGGCTGCTTCCATTTCAGTTGCCTGTGCGGCAGCTTGCTGAAGTAACCGAGCTTCTCTTATTTGGGCAATCTCTTCCTGTGGCCTAATCCATTGAACTGGTGCATCCATTCCTACGATGGCATCCCGTATGGCTAGATCAAAGTCTAAGTTGTCTAAGATACCAGCATCCATATCGGCAGCTTCTCTGAGCTCCCCACGGATCCTAGCGAACTGGTTCATCTTCTCTTCTTCTTCATCGCTACTGAGTGGAGACTCATACTTGAATTCCACATTGCCGCCTAATGACTCGGGTATATCTTGGGGTGAGCCTAGCTGGCCCATCATTAGCAGCAGGTCGAAAGTAGCTTCGCACAGTTGACCATTATAGTCTCGTTCCATTGGCGCAAACAGAGGCAGGTTACTGCGTCTGTACTGTTGCATGCGCTCTTTGACTTCGTATGCAGTCATCTCGCCTTCGAGAGGGAGTGACAGGGTACTTAGGTAAAAGGCTTTCTCTATGGTTTCATAGATGCGACTCCGCTCGTTGGCTCCGATCGGATAGCCACCCTTGTTCTGGTCGAGGGATCGTAGGGCTTGACCCAGTCTTTCGTCGTATTCGTTGTCCACCCAGGTTATACCGTTGGGACGTAAGTCCACAACACCAGTCACGGCCTTCATAGTCGCAACCATTGGCGGGCGCGCGTATCTTTCTGCTGCTTCGAGCAGTGTGTACGTCATAGACTGCAGTGTTCGTGCGTCTGGTAGAGCTGTGATTGTGGCTGGGCTGAACGCATAGGGACTGCCAGCAATGGTCTGGAATCGAGGAACGATGTAGTAGGAGTAGTTAATCCCCTTCTCTTCAAGGATCTCTTTACCATCCATCATAATAAATTTGGACACGAACTTGTATCGATCGATGTACTTCTCGTCGTTAGTCAGTTCTGAAGGCATGACCAGGTGATAGACCTTAGTGGTCTGGAACGGATCCTTCTGGTACTTGGTTCTTAGCTCTGGTGTCAGCTTATCCTCACCGAAGTATCGAACGAGAACGTGGAGCGTTGGCTCCCACTTACGCACGACAGTCTCCACGAGGCCAGCTTCGTCTTCTTCCCACGCGCAGTCGCGGAGGTGCCAAGCACGATAGACCACACCGTTGAATTGCTTATTGGGTTCCAGTGAAAGGACTGCGTTACCAAAGGTAGCAAAATCGTGGTCTCCTATTTTTACAGCCCGTTCGAAGTTAGATGTGCGCTCGTTCATCACGTTGCGCTGTACTCTGGTAGCCCACTCTAGCCACTGGCGACCGTCACGGTCTGGCTCAGAGTTTGCACCGGCACGAATGTTAAACCAGTCTCCGTCACGGAGCATGGAATGGAATGAGTTGCCGAGGTCTCGGCGAGCCATGATTGGGTGGCTGTCCACTGTGGCATCGGCGATCTCCGATCCCGCTAGATTCTTCCCGTATCGGAAGTCTGCCCTTTCTGGGTAGAAGTTGTCGGCCAGCGTCTGCCACAGTGACAGGATTCTATCTTGCCTCTGAAACATCTCTTCTGCAAGTTTGCAGGAATCTTCAGGACTTAGCGTCGGTCGCATCGATTGCATTAACCTAGTTCTCTTGGGCCTTGTAGCATGGTAGACACGGGACCAGTCTGTCGTCGTCCCAAAGACATGTTAACGGTAGTACCGTCTCCCTTCGTTCTCGTGCCGACGTACAGATCATCGACTCCGGACTCTAGCCCGTCGTCTGCGCCTGGGCCAGGTGATACTGCACCAGCCTCGAATTCTCCGGCGTAGCCGCCGAAGCCAGGCCGCTGCCAGTCAGGAGCTTTGCCCTCTTTGTCTAGCTCCATGACCTTCTTTGAGATGACTGTGTTCTGTGCTGGGGTCTGATATTTAGTACTGGGGATTGCTCCCGCGGGACCAAACGCAAAGCTCTCTGTGTCTTGCTCTGTACCGTAGGCCATTAAATTAGACTCCCTTTCTCTGAGAGCACCGTGTTTGCGGTACTCATCTTTCGTTTGCCCAGCCGGTTCTTCCGGCGTTCTATATCCACAGTTTTTTCAATGACTTGCTTCTCTGTGGGTGGCTTGGTGTGATCTACGTGGTCGTCGCCCAGGGGCTTCTCGGAGAACTTCTTTCCGGATTGATCGTGATAGTGCCCCTTGTGCGGGACGAAACCATCTTCATCGAAGACAGTTGGAGCTCGTGGTTGTTTAGGTTTCATAGGGCACCAATTCTACGGCAAAGGGACAGTGATTGCTATATTCTAGCTGGGTCTACCCCTATTAGGCAAGCCAGGTGTTCCGCTGCGATTACCGAAGTCGGTCGCTTTATTGGAGAGAGTCTGTACTTTAGGGGGTCTCCACTCTTGGTGTGCGTCGTCTCGAGTAAGACCTGGAAACAATTCAGTGAAGCCCCAGATTGCAGAGTCTGCTCTATCTGGAGACTTCATGCCCTTGTACCCGTCTGGGTAGAAGCTGCACATTTGCTCTTCGATCTCTGGGTAGTACCCGTAGTGCCGGATCCTGCCTCGTTCGTACAGTGTAGCTATCGGCGCGGCTCGAACGACTTTTCCCCTGGTGGCGTGCACGAGTTTGACTGGAATGTTTTCACCTCCGATATTTCCTGCTTCAATCGTGTGCTTAACCATTGCGCCACCATAGTTCGACTCGCCGACCACACAGTCTGCTTTATGTCGTTGAAACGCATCACCCACGATTTTCGACCAAGTGCTGGGTCCGTACTTGCCGGAGAGGTCTTCGAGGAGGTAGCCTTTCCCATCCGTGCCCAGGCCAGTAACAGTGATGCCAATCTCGTCTGATCGGCTATCTTCATCATCGCTCTCACATCCAGAGGGATCGACGTTGACGGTAAGCCTAACCATGTCAGGACACTCATCGCCAGCCGAACCCGTACAGCGTGTGGCATCAAGTATCTCGTCGTTCCAAAGCGAATCGTTGTCTTCATCAGAAAACTGGCCCAGAAAGAAACGCTTCCGTTCTTTTTCAGGCATCTCTGCAAGCCGTTGGAGGTACTTGGCATCGAGGTTCTCCTGATTATCGAGGGGATTCATAAACATGAACCCTACGCTCATCGGGGTTATTAGGGGTTTATTCGTGTCTGGAGACTTCTTCTCCACGAAGTATTTGTACGTCCAGTGGCGTTTCGAGGGTGGGTTAAAGTCATAATACGACTTCAGAGCCAGACCAGGGCACACTTGCGCTAGACGTGTCAGTGCTAGTTTAACTGACTGCCAAGGTATCTGGCTACACTCGTTGAAGTAGATGGTCGCGTACTCGTTACCGAGGATGTTCTCCACACGGTCTTTGTCGTCCAGTCCACCGAACCATATCTCGGATCCGTTGGGCAGTTTGTAGAACCAGTCCGTCTTGTTGAGGTTCTTCTCGGAGTAGACCCCTGGATAGCACAGCCCCATCATCTTGGGGAATGTGTCACGCACAATGGCTTTGATGATAGCGTTCTGCCGGAAACGCAAGATAGCGTGCCGACTATTGGGAACTCTGAGTGCTCGGGTCGCTACAGCGTAGCAGAGCAGGAATGTCTTACCGGATCGTGAACCGCCACCCAAGCCAAAATCCGCGGCATCAGAACCCAGTGCATCGACTGCAGAGCCCTGTTGCGCGGTTAGCTTGAATTTCTTAGGTTTCGCCGTGGGGGCTACGGTCATAGCAGGGACGCTGCTCCTTCAATCTTGACTATCATGGTTTCTACTTCGCCTTCAGGCTTATCTCTCCAGCCCTGATTCTTCAATGAGAACACTGGGCCAGCGACGTTCACGCCTTTGTTGAATAGCTGCTCTGCAGTAAACTGCTCGATCCTTAGACACGCACGGTTCGCGGCATCGTTGAATTCTTTGTGGCTATCGTCATGTCGGTAGCTGTGTAGCGTACGGGTACTCGAAAACCCCAAAGCGTAGGCGAGGCCCGGCATCGTAAGAGGCCGCTCGAACTCTTTGCAGTTGTCGAAGTATTCGTCTGCTAGGAGCTCTAGCTCCAGGGGGGACGTTAGTATTTTAGGCACGGGGCACCTCGTAAAGTTGTACTGGCAATCCGGAGTTTATATCCACATCGCACGCAATTTCTACAGCTCGTTTCGCTGTGGCTCCAGCTAGTATAGCACCCAGTGCTACCTCCTTCCCAGTGCCCATCGTATATGGGGGCAGCAGCTGTGTGGGGCTCAGATCCTGGCAGTACAGGTAGCACTTGCCGTCTGGCTTTAGGTGTATCACAGAGAACCCGTCATCTGCTAGATCTGGTGGATCGTCCTTCTTCCCGCCCCGCTTGAGCCATCTGATGACTTCCTTGCAGGTACTCACGGTTCCCGCAAATGCGTAAATGTTTCCCTTATATTTGATTAGTTTCTTACAGGGGTGTAGGTCTCGGATGTTAGCTTCGGTAGACTGCGAGTCGGATGCTATGTGTGTTCCGTCCCATGCAATCGTTGTCATTTACTCGAACCTGTCGAAGCCATACGCAATAGCGTTAAAGCTGTCTGCGTTAGTGCAATCATCCCTGATCGTCATAATTAGTCTCTGGGTTGTCCCAGCGTCTAGCTTGACTCCAAACACGGGCATCACACTCTCCAGGTCGATAGTGATGAAGTAGCCGTAGTCGTTGTTAGCGTTAACGCCTCTCACTTCCCAATCAGAACGTACAGCTTCGTGTGACAACCGGAACATATCCTGATTGGTCTTAATGCCGTCATGTATATCTACCTCTCCCCTGAGAGACACGAAGTGCATACGACAGCCGTTAGCCAATGCTACTGCGTCAGCGAACAGGTACGGCTGGGATGTGCCCCCGTATCCCACTAGCATAGCTATGTTGGTTATGTACCTGTCATCCGTAGTTGAGGCTGGGACATAGAACTCTACGTTGGTCACAGATCCGTCCACGCCCATGTCATTAGAGCCACCGGCTGTACCGTCCAATGTCAAATACTGACGGAACGGCCTAGCCTGTTGAGCACCAAACGGTGGGTAAGGGGCGTTGGAGACACGCAGCTCACCGTCTTGCGTGATCCTAGCCTCTAGCCCGCCCTGAGTTATCTGAACCTTCGCCACTAACTAGCTCCTACAGTCTCGAAGTGGAACAGGCAATCTAGCTCACATAGACCCGTTGTGCCTGTGTCGTACTCAACCGCAATAGCTGTATTGGGAGCTAGGATAAGGCCGCCACTCCAATCCATGTGAGCCTCGCCTGTGGCCTCTGTACGGTGTGTGCCAATCTGAGTCACGTTAGTTAGGCCGGTGATAGTCGCAGCACCGCCCATAACCGTGGCTTCGGCGGCTCTGCCAGAACCGAGGTTTATGTTGGCTGGGGTGATAAGTGTACCGCCCGCTGCTGTGCCGGTCACTTGGAATATCTTCCAGTGTACAGCCTGTAAGGAATGAAACTCCAGAGAGTCAACCATTATATTCTTGTCTGCTGATGCATTCTTGAGGTAGTACACAATCTGACCAGCAGCCGCAGAGAAGCTAGGCATCACCGCATTGAAGGCTAGACCGTCATCTCTACTGATGTAGAACAACCTGTTCTTACTCTTGGAGGACACATTCAGTCGCTGTACTACGCTTACTGAAGCATCTCCATTCTTACCTTTACCGTCTTCAATCTTCATACTTGTAATCTCCGTTAGATATTCCCGTAGCAAAGGCTTCTTCAAACCTAGCGTTAAGTAGTTTAATTCCTTG